AAGTTGGCCTTGAAGCTGAGTTATCATTTCTTTATTTCTTATATCAGCAGCTGCTTTTTCAGCAAACTGAGTTTTTTGATTTATTGAAAATGGATCAGTGGCATAAGATTTTATTTTATAACCTTTTTCAGTCATTCCATTGACTACTATATCTACAAACTTAGATAATATTGGAACTGGTTTCCAGTCTAAATTAAGATAAGATAAATCACCATTAATAGCTAGTTCATCTTTATATTTTTGTACTGGCTGTTCACCTCTAGCATATAACCTTAATCTATTAAAATTTTGAAAATTATTAATAAATCTATTTTGTCCACTATTATTTCTAAACCACTCATGTTCAATTGCTTGTGCTACAGCTAAACCATATTCACGAGAACTTTTTTCTGATTCAGGTACTACCTGGTCTGGAAAACTGCTGTTATAGTTAATGTTAATCATTTATTTTGATTATTTTTGAATTTACTCCTTCGTTGTTATATGATGAAAAATTTAAAGGAACTTTTGACATTGTTCTTTTAGCATGTGGTGCATATCTATTTTTATTACAAGCCATTATTGCTAGGCCAGAACTAATTGAAGCATCGTGCTTTGTTCTGTTGTTTATATTAAATCGTGCCCAGTCATCTAATGTTTGTTGAAAATACATATCTCCATAACCATCATTTATAAGACCAACAAAGTTTTCTATGTAATCTTCTATTGCTGCTGCGTGTGCTTGTTTAATGTCTTCACTTGTATTAGGTATACCACCTATTTCTCTTTCTGTTACAGATAATTTATTATAGGACTTGTCTGGCCTATTTATAGAATATCCCCTGTATCCTCGTCTTTTTAAGTAATATAGCAATCTTGGTTTGTTATTTTCCGCTAACATAGGCATACCATAAAATACTAAAGCCATTAAAACATCTTCAAAAAATATTTCTGATGTTTGTGGTCTAGCAATATATTCTAAAAAAAAAGTATTAGGAGGAACATCCTCCATTGAAAATTTAGTTAAACCGTGTAAAGCTCCTTTCGAACCTCTACCATCTACTGTTCCGGAAATATCGTAAGAGTCACAGCCAAAAGCGCCAGTGTGATCATTACCTGGATATCTGATACCATTTTTTAATATATATTTATTTTGTAATTCAGAGGGTGGTATCCAAGATATTAAAAATCTACCACTATTATTAGGCATAAATATTACTCTCGTATCTTTAACACCGTTTTCCCATTGAAAACTTCCCTTTGTTAATATATTTGTATTTCTTAAATCTTCATTATAATCTATTTGTTCGTAAATTCTAGTTAGATTAAATAAAGATTGTTTTGCTTCATCTCTAAAAGCATGTTTTTCTGTTCTAGGAAATTGTCTGTAAAATTCGTTTAAACCTTCTTGATCATTCTTTAAACCTTCAACTTCGTTTTCCCAATGTGAGATGACGCCAATTTCAATTTTTGATCCATCAATACTTCTAACGGCTTTTTTTGGTGTGTCGAATACAGGAAATCCATAAGGATCAATGTATCCTTCGTAGTTCCATTCCATAGGTATGAACAAACTATATAATCCTGAGTTAGTCTGTCCATTTCTGTTTCTTTCTGTAACATCTGATGCATCATATAACTTTTTAAAATTAGAACCTCCTTTATCTAGTGCATTTGATGTTGAACCCATCATACACCTACCTATTATTCTACTACCTAATCTTAATGTTGTTTTCGTGACACGCCAGTTGTTGAGGATGTTGTCGGGACGCTCCCACTTGCCTGATTCGTCGTGTGCGAGGATCTTGAGTTTTTCACCGTCATATGAGTTGTCACCGGTGTTCTTCCAGTCGATCGTCGTGTCCAGTCCTTGTAATTCTTCGGCTTGGGTATTGGAATCAAGTTTTCGTCTGGTAAGTTTGGAAGCGGGTACTCTATAGGCGAGTTCGGTTTTGGGACGGTCCATTCCGTCCTGTATCGGTTTGAAAAAGAACGGGTAATTAACTGAGATGGGTACCACTTTGTCGGTAAACATCTTCTTTGCATCTGCTCCAGTCTTCGATAATATCCCATATCTGGAATCCGAAGAGATGGTTGCTTGGTGGACAAGTTCTGAAGATGCCATAAATGAAAAGCCAGAACGTCTGTTCTTAAGGTAACACAATCCGTAACATCTGGTGTCCAGTTTACAAGCCTCCCAGAATATAAAGAATATTCGGTTTGCCTCTCGAAAGTCTGGCTGCCCAACATCAATCTTGGTCCATTGCAAGTACATGTAATGAGAACCAGTAATATAACTAGGTATATTTTTGTTATAGAACCAAAAACCCTCATCACGCCTTTTAAACTCTCCGTCAATATAATCATACCATTTGTCTTTAAAATTAGAAGGATAATTATTCCAATCAAAAACCGTTCTAATCTTAGACAATTCTTTTGGATAATCATGCGGTTTCCAATATTGTTCATCTTTTTTTTCAGATCTTTTATATACATTTACCGCTAACGGAAGTGCAATTTTAAGACCTTGTATTTCATATATTTCACCAATCTGTCCAGTTTTACTAATAACAACAATGTCGTACTCATCATTATAACCTGTCTCCCATTTTTTATATCTATTGTTTCTTTTAAGTACTTTAGATTTTATATGATTTGGTAAAATTTTATAAAGGGTTTGTTGATACATTATTTAGATCTCCCCTCTGCAAAGCCTTTAAAGCTAGCGCCTTTATCTTGTTTAGAACTTTCTTTTAGCATACTTTCTTCTTCTTCTATACGTGTTAGTATTTCAAAAGCATCAAAGATGGCTAGTTTTTTAGTTGCTGCTGCATTTTTTAATCTATCTGCAGAAATATCATCGTCTGAATCTACAATTTTTTCTTTAGCAACTTTAATTAATTCCTCTACTGCTTTCTGCCCAGCTTGGATTATATTCAGTTTGGTTTCTTTTGTGTTCATACTTAATTAAAATATCATTTGATTCCATACAATATAAAAGTTGCTTATCAATAACAAACTCAAATTCTCTATTAGGTTTTATACCAACAAGATCACCCGGTGTTATTCCTAGCACTTCTAATGAACTATTACCATACTTTAGTATACCAATATTCTTTTTTAGTTTTTGATCTTTTAGATCATCACTTTCAAAAAGTGGTTTTACAAAACAAAAATTTTCATTTGTCTGCCACTTATTATTATTTTTATATAAATATATTTGAGAAGGCATTGCAAAGTATAAATTATCTTTAAAAAATTTAGATCCATTTACCGATTCACCTTTCATGTTGTAGTATCTTCTAAATAAATTATGATGAACTATAACTGTATCACCTTTTTTTATAGAAGTTTTTATTCCTAGCGGAATACCAACAACTTCAGCCGTTCTATTAATAAATTTATGATCTGAAATACTTGAATTAATTATTAATTCTTTGTTATCAACGTTTATTTTATTATTATATCTTTCACCAATAGGTTTTATTATAAACTGATAAATGCTATTCATTAGTATTCTAGATCATATTCGACCGATATAGCCATGTTAGAGTTAAACTTCTTCCATGGTAATACCTCGTCTTCTTTTTTAATATAAATATTATAAGATGACTCTTCTTCGTCATATAATATATGAGAGATTGTATGACCACCATACACTAGCTGTCCTATAGCATAATGCATGGCGTCATTTTTATAATCAGCACCTATGCTAATTTTTCTTATTACTTTACTACTACTCACTTTCTTTTTCTATAGGAGTGCAAGTACCATCTTCTAAACTAATATTAACAGCACCATATTCTTTTTCTAATTCTTCTTTAAAACTTTCCATATCTTTAATTACTCCAGCATACTTATGATTTAAAGCATGTTTTTGTGTTTCAAGATATCCTATATCTCTTAGTAGGCCACCTAATTCTTCTTGTTGCCCTTTTATAGTTTTTAATTGTTCTTCTGTAACTTGTACTTTAGCCTCTTCGACTTTTGTTTTTACTTTTTTCATTTAATTTAATTTGATTTAATTTTTACTAGTAAAGGGCTAGTATTCCCGTGACTGTTGTTGCGGCATCAGTTGTATATATTTTTCTATATAATCCATCAAGAACTGTTCCAACTGGTATACCTACTATTGTTACTGTTTGATTAGGTGGTGCACTAATTAATTCCACTTTTATATTACCTTGAGATGCAACATATATTCCAAAACCTCCACCTGAATTAGGCTCAGCCTCATATATACCATCTACAGCAGCACCAGTACCTCCACTAAATGGACGTTGTAAATCTCCTGCTAGTAATGTTATTGTTAAAGCACCTGTTATGACTGGGGCTTGAACACCAAAAGCATTTGACATAGCAGTAGCATCAAATATTATTGTTTGACCAATAACGCCTATATTAGGTCCTGCTCCTGGATTTGTTGGTGCAGTAACAGCAGCATTATTTAAAGTCCCATTAGGTCTTGTTTGTACAACCTGTATTCTATCTACAGCACCTGTGTTATCTATTCTAATTTTATAAGAAGCTCCTGTTCTATCGTTTTGTGCACCAGTGCCTGGTCCTCTTGTACTTACCTGAGCTGAACCTAAAAAAGTTCCACCTGAGGCATATACTATTCTTTCTTGACTTGCAGGTAGATTAGCTAACGTAGATCCTGAAGATGCAATTAAACCAGCAGCGCTTTCGGGAGATCTTAATGTAGCTGATAATAATACATCTACTGCATTAGTGTACATAGTACTTGTTCCTTGTCTAAACATATTTTTTTATTTATCTTTTCCTTTTATTTTTTCGTAAGTTCTTAAACCACCTAATCCCAGCATACCTAACAACACAGTCATTAAATGATCCATTTGTAAAGCTGGTGGAGCTTCTGTAGTTTTTGTTATCCATATAAATAAGTCTCTTACGACAAAGTTATAAGCTAATGCTACTCCACATATCCAACCAATAAACGGTCTCCACCCAGCAACGAATAATGTACGATGCTGAGCTTCAACTGCATTGATCTTTGTTTGTAATTCTATTAATTTTTCAGGATCTAACTCCTTACCTTTTATTGCTTCCCTTATGTCCCAAGCCAAGTTTCCAGCAACAGATTTATTTCCACTACCTTTACTTAAAAGACCTAGTAAAAATTTAAACATTTATTAATAACCAGTTTTAACTGGTCTTCCACCAGCTTTTTTCTTTTTGTCTATCATCTGCATATTTTTTGCAGGTGATTTAAATTGATCTATAACAGATCCACCATATTTAATATCTGCATTTTTAGACATTGATTGACTAGTTCCAGTTCCGCCACCAGCTTTAGTCATGTGTTTCATTATTGGGTGTTGACCGCCCATACCTGATTTTCCGTATCCCATTTTATTTGTTTTTTATGCGTTATAAGCGTCTTTTTCCCAAGGTAAATTCTTAGCACCTTCTTTCATTTTAGAACGAGGAAACTTTTTACCTTTGTAGTAGACATTTTTATCATCATAGTTTAGTATACCATCTTTTATTTGTTTAATGTGTACTAACTCATGTTTGATAATTTCTTTTTTATCTTTAATGTTAACATCCTTGTCAATTAAAATTGTTCCATTATTATTAGCTTTACCTTGAACACCTTCTTCTAAATCTACACTATAAACAGGTGTAGAGTCGATATCATAAAAAGGTTTTAACTTAAAAGCCATATTATTTTTTATAAGGAAACATTTCGTTTAACATATCTTTTCTATGTTGACAACCACAAGGGATATTAAGCCCTTGTGATACTCTGTCAACTATACTTTTAATTCCAGTTTTAGTAGTAAATTTCTCTACACTATCTCCGAAACCAGTACTTTTATGCATAAGTAGCTGTTCTCCAGTACATTCTAATTCCATTTGGATTTGGAGCAGCAACACTGTCATCAAATCCTGGTGAGCATGTAGTTACAACGCCTCCTGGATTAGCAGTCATTGCTCCTCTTACAGCTGCAACTAATGGATTAGCTTGACCAGTAGTAAGCGTTGGATTTGCAACAGCCCCAACAGATGTAGATACTGTGATTGTTAATGTTTGGTAACCAGCGGCTTGTACAGCTCTACCTGTTAAACCGATAACTACAGTTTTTGCACCAGCGCCCGTGGCACCTGTAGCTGTAACTGTTGTGATGTCTTCAACGTTTACTAATATATTGTTTATAGGTGATAACGGTGCTACCACTGCTGTATTAGTACACGGAAATTTTATAAATTTTGCCATTGTTTTAATGTTTTAATGTTTATTGTTTTAATGTTTGTTTAGATGTTATACAGTTACTTTCTGTTTATTTAATTTTTTTTGAGTCAAAAGCATCTAATTTTGATGTATCTACTTTTTTTGTTGAAAATCTATTAGCATTTTTAATTGTGTTTACTTTTGCTTTTTCTTCTGGTGTATAAGTTTTAGATTTTACTTTTCCTTTATCTTGCAAAGATCTATTAGCTGTTGATTTTTGTTTTGATCTAGACTTTCCTATTTGTTCTTTAGCCTCAGCTTTAGTAATACTCTTATTTCTTCTTGCAACACGAGACGCTCGTCTTTCTGCTCTACCATCTTTACGGTCTGCTCTGTTTTGCAAACGATTTCTTTCAGAAATACTAGTTTGTTTTTCTGCTTTACGTCTTAATGTGTCACCTCTTTTAGGTTTGGCTTTAGGCTTGT